ATATACTGACCAACACTTCCAGAAGTAAAAGTGGTACCCCCACTTGCTGTGGCAGTTACATCTCTTCCAGAAACTGCGCTAAGAGTTAAAGTATATCCTGGCTCTACAGTTGAAACACCAGAGAAAGCAAACCACGGGATATTATCATAAGTAACGGCAACTGCTGTCCAAGCCGTATGACTAGACCTAGTTATTTTAATTGTTTGAACATCTTTATGAAAAAGTAATAGTGTATCCGCAGATTGTACAAATTTCATCTCTTGAACTTGAGATGCGGTTAGCGCACTAATTGGAGAAGAAGTTATAGTTGCTTGTAAAACATCATTTTTATAAACCTTAAACTCTCCTGCGGTAAACACTATTAAGTAAGTTTGGATAGTGTTAAATTGAAATTCTATAGATTGGGAAGCCGCATTAGAAGTAGTGCTGTCAATGTACTCTGATCCAGGTCTTCGAGAAATATGCCCTTGAGGATTAGCAACTACGTTACGTAAAAGAGAAGCACCTTTATAGTAAAGTTCTTTATCTATCCGACCTAAAAGTACCGGGTCTAATTCACCTGCGGTAAAACCTACCTGTACTGTTTTTAATGTAGTTTTTTTTACCATTAATATCTAACATTAGTCAAGTTAAAAGCACCATTGGGTATAATACTTGCGGTATTATTTTGAGAGTCAACATTTCTAGCTTTAACCATTTGACTCTTAGCTAATGTTGCATAATTTCTAGACTTATCTACATCTTCTAATAAAGAAGTAGATAGCATTACCGCCATTTCTAGAATTATTAATTTTTCAAAATAAGCTGGAAAAAATCTCTCATCTACATTATACTGAATACTGGCATATACCGGAGTCAAATCAGTGTAAACTTTATTTTCAAATAGTTGATGTTTGCTTGTAGGATTGCTTTTCCCTATTAATCTAAGGAAATCGGCAGGTAAAGAATAAGCATTCGAAAATCCAAATAACGGGGTTGAGGCTAAACGGTTTAATTCTTCTTGTCTTATTGAAAATCTCCATGTATGAGATTGCAAAAGGTCTGCTTTGATAGTTGGGTATAAAGATGCACAAATCCTAGCCTCTCTAGTTTCATCTTCAAAAGAGGTAATTTCTTCTGCGCCTGCTAATTGTAAAGCCGCAGCACAAATTTTTATATCAGTAATTGTGACAGCCATAATCCGTATTATATTTTAAGCATATCGGCCAACCGAAATTGACCGACATACCAATTAAAAACTCTAGTCAGAGTCAGTAGCAGTTATAACTAAGCCATCTGAAAGATCAACAGCAGAGCTAGAAACAGCATTAACTATATTAATTGTGTGAACCGCAGTTCCACCAGTAGAAGACACAATAGTAATCATGTCGTTTACTGTTAATACATCATTTGCTAAAAGCATATAATTAGCTGTATTAATGTCTGCAAGAGTATCCGCAGAAACGTACAACCAAGTTTTTGGTGCGCTTGGCACCCCATGTTGGGATGTCAAGATTAATTTATTTTTATTAAAAGCCATGATATTTTATATTTAAATGTTAATTAATTATGCTTCGTAAGTATCCACAAAAGAAATACCTAACTCGTCAATTACTTTAGATCCGGCAGAGAAAAAAGCAGTAACTAAATGAGCGCCATAATCTTGGTGATACTCAATCTGTACGTCAATCTCCATCCCCATAACTAAACCGATAGAAGATTTATGGAAAAAGAAGTTATTACGTATATTAGAAGCTAAAGCTAAACCATTTTCTTCACCTAAGTTACCAAACTTCTTAAAGTCAAAACCGTAGTAACCTGCGATTTTACCGTCTTTAAGAACTCTGTTACTATTGTAATCCGAAGAAGCTACAGTAGTTTCTTGAGTTAAAGCGTTATGAGAGTTAGTGTGAATAACACCTATACGATCAGTATCTGGAACACTATTAATGTCCAATTGACCGGCTGCTTTTGCTAGTTTAGCAACATTCAAGTTTGTGTTAGAACCCCCAACGGCAACCCCTACAGTATTAGTGTAAGAACCGTCAAGAAGTTCCAAAGCATCAATAACTATTTGATCGACTTTACGACCAGCAGCTAAAGCAACAGCTTTTGCACTTTCTTGTTTAGCATCAAAATTAACTTCGCCTTGTAAGAAAATATCACTCCATTGAGCTACAGAATATTTAGTAGTTTCAATTACAACAGAACTTGCTGCTTGGTTAGTAGCAACTACCGGAGTACCAATGGTCCTTTCGGATGCACCTAATATTCCTAAGATTGGAAATTGAGTCTTGTTACCTGCAATACGTCTGTATCTAGTACAAGGAGCTAGAGAGTTTCCTTCGGCCTGGTATGCGTTATGCACTTCCTTTTCAAATTCTTTGACTTCTAGATTGTCTAAAATGTTATTTGTCATGATTATATAAATTTATATTATTACTACTATTAAAACTATTATCTTGAGTCGATAAGGGTTATCCTGTAGGGGGCCTCAATCTTGCGCTAAGTAAGGTTTTACGCCAATACCACACAAAAACAGAGGCTAATATATTTCTATAAAAGGTAGGTCTGAATTCTGCTTTAGATTTCAAGACTATATATTGAAATCTAAAGAGTCAATTATTTTTTAGACTTTTTTTCGTTTTCCTCAGCTATAATAGCATTCCGCATTAACCTAGAATATTCTTTTTGCTCACTCACATTAAACCCAATAGAAGCAGATCTAGCGGTTTTAAAGTCTGAAGCAGTTTTAAACAATTCAGTTGAACTTACAGATGTGCTTCCACCCTCACTTAATCCCGGAGTTGGTAATTCCCCACCAATAAGGTGCCTATACAAAAAATCCACCCCGGCTGACGTATCAGAAAGAGCTTGCATAATTTGCTGATCAGCTAGAGGTAATCCATTAGTAAAATCTTGCAATTTAGTAACTATAGTATCTCCCTCGGAACCTAAACTTTCTTTTATCTGCTCAGGTGTTTCTGATAAAGAAGCCATGCTTTGTAAGTGAGCCTGGACTAATCTATTTGCTTGGTCATTAGTAAGGTTAAGTTCTTTAAAAACTGGAAGCATAGCTTTCATATCCGGATCATCAGCTTTGATCTCAACATCTTCTAAACCTTCAATCTCTTTAAAGTTAAACTCATATTCTTCTGGGGCTGTAGGTACTGCTCCTTCTAAAGTTTTTACTTTATCATTTAACTCCCTACTATATTTGGTGCTTTCACGATAACCTTTTTCTAAATCTTCAACAGATTTATATTTACCTGCTAGTAAAGTTTCAGGTGTTGTCTTATTAGTTTCTCCCTCAGATGAATTATCTTCTGGGGCAGTTGAAACATCAACAGATGTATCAGCTGGTTGGCCTTCGTTATTATTTTCTGGATCCATAGGTATCTACTTTTTTAATAATTAATAAAATTTTACGGTATAGATTATTCTCACCTTCTCTCAAAGCCATGCCAATAGCGGTATTAACACCATCTGCATACATTGATTGAAAACTCGGTTTGTCTATAGTCATTCGGCGTAAAGCTTCAAGAGCTTTTACACCAGCTCCCCCTTTAAAAGTTTTTGCAATAACAATTTCGTCATCACTAAGCTTAGTTGGTTGAATTTGGTTTGTCTCAATTTCTTCAAGACCTTTCCACCCTTCTGTCATATTATTTTGTTTTAATTGATTTTCTTGGCGTTTTTCTTCTGCGAATAGGTAATTTCATAACTTCTTTAAAACCGCACCAAATACATTCTCTAGGTTTAGGTGCGTGCCTAACGTATGTATGAAACTTTTTACACCTATTTTTTTTCACAGTATCCTATTGTTGAGGTTGTTGGGGTTGAGCTTCGCCAGGTGCGCCGCCAGATAATTGTTGGTCAGCTAGTTGCTTAATAGCTTCTAGCTGTTCTTCAGTCGGTAAGATTTTTTCTGTTACCCCTAGTAATTTTGCTAACTCTTGACCAAAAGCCACTGGATTAGTCATCATCATTAAACCTTGTGGACCAAAGAAGTTTGATACTGTTTCAGCATACCTTGTCATAGCTGTTAATTCGTCTTGATCTTGAGCAACAGCTAAAGGAGAAACGTGTTGGATAGCAATATTGGAACCATCTATAGTAAAACCAGATAAATCTACCATACCTAACTCCTCAAGAATGTACAACCCCCTTAACATAATTTGTTCTGCACCTTCTCCTTGCATACGGCCATAAGCCGACCCAAGCATCTTAGCAACGCTTTGCGCTCTCATAGCAATTTCAGTAGCAGATTTAACCGGAGCATCTAATTCCCCCAAAGGATCTACAAAAAGAATACTTTTAATACCTTTCTTTAAATCTTCTAAGATAATTTGAGCTACGTTAAAATCGGATGCACTAGGTAATCTAGAAATTGATGGCCCGTTAGGATTACCTGGGTTTGCTTCAACTGGAATTATAGCCCCAGGTTCCATAACAATATTTTCTAAATTAATGATACCGTTATCTACGACTGTATATATGCCTGATAAAGCAAGAGAAGCATTTTTTAAAATAAGTTCCTTTGTTTTATTAAGGGTTTTATTGTCTGCAAGTGCTGATAAAACAGGTCCCCTACCATGTACTTCCCCAGCGGATACGGAGTATCTTACTGTAATCCAAGGATGACTTTTTGCTTCCCTATTTACTAAGATCTCTTTAGTTTTTTCATCCTGAACTACATAGCGAAACCCATCTATGATTTGTTCTTTAGCTCTAGACTTACCTCCGTCCTCTACAATAACCTTATTTTTAATTTTATCTTTAACTGTGTATTCGATAATATTTACATCATCATAAGGTGATGCTTCAACTTGAGCTGCAAAAGATGTTGAAAAAGTAGCGTCAGCCCAAGTCTCCTTAATTAAGTGAGCTGGTAATTTCCACTTACGAAACCTACCACCTACAGAACCCCCAACACCTCTCTCTAAATAGACTTCATCTAAAGGTATTGGTTCAAATATAAAAGGTTTAGTTCTAGTTCCTTTCCGCATTTGCATACTTCCAGTGCCGATAAGCCAATCTTCTAAAAATTCAGAGACAGCTGTATCAAAATTACTAGCGTGCAAGGCGGTAAAAAATAGATTAGTGATTTCTTCTAGCTTCTCTTTTTGACCAGAGTTGCCTTCTTTTTCAAGAAGCGGTCCTAATTTAAGCTTACCCCATTTCTTTTGAGGTGGGAATATATTTGAATGGACTGTAGAAACAGCTTTAGCTAAAGCATCTTGACCTGTAGAATCAAATATCCTATCGGTATTAGTCCTTTTAGCACCTAATGTTGGGGTATCAAAAGTATCTCTCTGCGGTGAAAAATACTCTAAAGCTTCTTTATAAGTAGTACGCCAGTTAGTACGTCTTTTTTGAGCATTTTGGAATCTCTTATAAAGCTTGTCTTTATCTAATGGCATACTTTTAAAAGTTATTTAAGATTATAGCCCTTTACCCCTGTTTCAGAAGTAGTAATAAGAGAAGATCTACCTTGTCCTCTTCTACGAATACTTCTTAATTTTTCAGTATTCTCCAATGCTAAAGTATCTTTATTTCGTTTAACTTCGGTTTCTTCCTTTTCTAATGCTTCTGTTTGTTTTTCTGCTGCTCTGTTTTGAGCCGACATATCCGGCGCTTTTGGTTTTCTTCCCATAACGTATATTTAAATTAACAGTTAAAGTGTTTGTGCGCCTTTTGCAAGTAGTTGTTTGTAAAGTTGATAAGGTGTCTGCGCCCTAACGGACACACCTAAAAACATCTTAACAATATTAACACAAGTTGGCGCTAAATTCCAAATATTAAACATCTTGTTATTAATGTCAAATGGATATTTAAATTCCAAGATGTTTGAGTTAGGAAACTTTTTTATTTCACTAACTAAATCCCCTATAACCACTTTCTCATATATCCTAGAATCTATATTTGACGTAGTTGGGTTCGCATAATATATGTAATCTCCTATTTTCCTAAAACAATAACAGTGAAAAAACCCTTTCTTTAAGACTCGGTGTATCCAATGGGGACCAACGTCTTCCTCCGTAAATACAATATACCATACTATGTCTGCCATACACTCCAATTACTTTTATTCATAATAGTTTTAGCAGATAATTGCTTATTTGCACCCCTGGTTATGGC